CTGCCATAGCAGCGGTCGCCATAAGGGGTGCAGCAGCGGCAGCTGCGAGAACAGATTTGAACATAATTGTTTCCTCGAAATTTACTTGCGGAATGATTACCCGCAGATGATGGATCAGGTTGTCCCGATCGCATGGATTGATTATAGCACATGAAGCAGTGCGCGTCAAGTGAGTTAGGTGCGAGTAATTGAGGCACCGCTCTCATTTGCTACAGATGTAATTTAGCATGGCAGGTTGCCAAAAACAAGCCCCCTTGTGCCAGTTTTTGATACGGATATCCGATGAGTCAGTTAAGATTTATTAATGCACCTTTAATCGTAGTGGTTCCAACACCAATTAAATTAAGTGCTGCGCCAGCAGAAATAGTTGTTGCGGCACCAGAAGTCAAGTTAGCAGCACCAGCAACAGCAGCAGCATTAAATGTTCCAGCAGTTGCTTCTAAAGTCAAGTTTCCTACTACTGTACTAATTGTTGCGTTGCCAAGTAGAATCTTAAGTGCAAAAGAATTAGTCCTGTCTTTAACAAGTTGTCCAGCAGCACCACCAACTTCATCAGAAACAATACCAGCAGTTTGTCTTACTTGGTCACCAACACTCTTTACTTGATCAGCACCAGATGTGATGTTATTGCTAGATCCACGAACATCTAACTGAACAATAGACTCTTCACCGATTTGAATTGTTCTCTTCTGTCCAAACACAGTCTCTGACTTATTTGTTACCAGTTCATTAACCTGACCAGCAGAAATATCAAGAGATCCAGCACCATCATCACCACAAACTAACTGAATGTTGGTTCCTCTAATCTCAATATTAGATGCATCAAGAATAATCTTATCAGCACGAACCATATGAGTTCCTAATACTTCTATCTTAGAATCTCCAAATGCATTCAACATGAAAGCATTATTATCAAATGGTTCTCTCTTACCACAGTCAATGACATATCCACGATCTGCCACATTAATCATTGCACCATCTGAATGGAAAGCAATGTTTCCACTACCAGGACCATTAGCTTTAGTTCTTGCACCACTATGAAACTTTAGCTGTCCCTTAGATGTAAAGGCAATACCAGTGCCGCCAGGACCACGAATTTTCATGGCGTCAATGTCACCACTTGGGAAGAATCTTGTATAGATGTGAGAATCATACATTGGACCAAGTAAGTTCTTTAACTTAAGTCCATCAGCAATAGTCTGCTCCTCATCTGGAGTAGTTGGACTAGCAATACTAGTTGGCAACTTACTTGGAGCTTTATTATCTACGCTGGTCGAATATTCGTTATACTTTAATTCGTGTGACATGATTTATATTCTTTATGGACAATCGATATACTTGCCAGTACCGATCTTAGTAGATCCAATTTCTGCTAGTGCATCTGTATCTAGACATGCAAACGATGGGATCCACTTGGCACCAAGTCCACCGCCACCGATAATCAAAACTTCGGGGTAAGAATCGAATGTTGTTTCTCTGTCAAGAACACGAATACCAACAACCCTACCACCATCAATCTGTGCTTCTGCGACATCATTTCTACCATTGACCCAAACTGTTGGAGCACTGGTATACCCCAGACCAGGACGAATCATAGTGAACGAATCGATGATACAACGCAAACCTGCATTGGTTGGTCTATTGAGTTTGTATCCAAATCCTGGATTTGTTACTCTAATTTCGGTAACAAATCCTTTATCGTCCAATAATGCCTGACCAGTAGCACCATATCCCAATCCACCAATTACAACATATGGAGGAATAACATATGGCTTTCCTGGATTTTTGATCGGAATTTGAATAATTCCACCATTATCATCAGTAATAGGTGTATCAGTGGTTGGTGATTGTGGAACAGTAATAATCGTAGATGGATTGCCAGGTCCAACTCCAAGATTTGGAGGTGTTCCAGTTCCCCCAGCTTCGACGATTAAGACATCTTTAGATATACCTTTACCAGCAACTGTAAAGGTCATCTTCTCCGTACCTTCTACAGTTGAGTCATCTTCAATGCCAATAACTACTTTTGCACTTCCCTGAGAAATTACAGCGGTTCCTACAAGAGTACCACCAACAATGTCACTGACATTGATATTTGTTCCTGACAACACCCAATTGACAGCAGTGCCATCTACAACATTAAAGGTGTCAATGGTAAAGGTAACAAAGTCTCCCTCAGTTACAACTCCTTTATCTGCAGACAACTGGTAATATTCTTGTCCATTTACACCCAGACCACCCTGACCTCCTCCTGGAGTTCCTGCCGCTGGTGGTGTAACTGGTGGGAATATTTGCGTTAAATTAGTAACTGGATTCTGAATAACTGAAGTAAAGCTTGGTGGTGTTGTTGCACCAGAACCTGGCGTTGTTGATGTTGGTTGCGAAACAACTGCCTCAACAATTGTCGCTTGTCCTACATTTTTTGTAAAAACAACATTACACAAATCTGCTACTGGATCTGGTGTTACGTTCGTTAAGTAAACCTCAAACGTTTCTGGTTGTTCAGTGATAGTATCACTAATAGTAAATACATCCAAAGTTTGTGAACTATCACCAATGCCAAATGCAAGGACTCCAGATGCAGTGATGTAATCAGTTCCACCAATAGCACTAGAATCAACAGTAGTCCAACTCAGAGATGATGTGCGGTTGATAGATCCAGACCTAGTTACAGTAAATGTTGCGGCATTTCCTTCTGTAACTATAACATCATCAATTTCATATACCAATGAATCTGTTTGAGAAGTTCCTGATGTGGTAGATCCAATAGCAGGTGTTCCACCAACAAATCCAACAGTAGTATTTGTTAATGGATTGCCAGTGTATGCATCTGAACAACTATAGACAGTATTGTCTTCCTTAAGATTTGGGAAAATGCCATCAATTCCATCCTCTAAATCTTTGAATAATTTATCAAGGAAGTTTTCATCTTCTTCATCCTTTTCATCCTCATCATCTCCGTCAGCACATGCTTTTCTCCACTTAGCACATGTTCTATCTCCACCAGAACATGTAATACCAAGAAGTTCTAATACATTGCTAACTGCTTCACCAACAATGTTTAGAACATCGCCAATAGGACCAAGAAGTTCACTAATAAATCCTAAAAGATCACCAATTAGTTTATCTAATTCTGACTGAATCTGATTCAGAATTCCATTGACAAGAAGATCTACTTGACATGCTGCCATTCTATAGATCTCTTCAATGTATTCCATAAGAAGATCTGTGAGGAATTCTGCAAGACGCTCACCAATATCTTCCATAGAGCATCCAAGTTTCTTCAATTCATTATTGAAAAACTCAGTTGTTGATGTAAGTGCGTTTCCATTTTCATCTTGACGAAGGATTGCTTTGACTAGAGCATCAACACCTTTCTTAAGACCGTTTATGACGATACCTTTTACTTTTCCAAGTAACTTTCTAACAAGAGCAATAGCCTTTCCAATGTACTTTGTTCCTATTTCTAGTACATCAGAGACTTCACCAGTTGCTTTGTTGACTAGATTAGTTCCAAATGATCCGCCATTTCTTTGGATCTCTGCGAGCATATCACCAACAATGATATTCATTTGCTCGCCAAAGTCGGACTCTTTGCCACAACCATCTGGAAGTTTAGCACAAATCTTTTCTGCGTCTAAATCATCGGTAACTCTAAGTGCAGATGCTGCTTTTGGCGCATCATCTTCTGAACTTTGCTCGGTATTTCCACCAGAACTACCACCACTTGCTGTACCACTATCCGTTAAGTCCGTTCCTGGTTCTGGTGATAATACCTCACCAGTTTCAGTTTTGTTTGTTAAAACTTTAGAAGGTCCATCTGTGTATGGATTACTTCTAGGATTCATGTAAGTAGAGAACGAATTACATTCATCTGGTTTGTATTCGTTTACTTTGCCAGTTGATCCGATTAACTGACCCAATGCTCCCATGATAATTGGTTTTTGTTTATCTGCATCCAGATAGAAACCAATTACCCAGCATCCTTCATATAAATGTGGTTGACCTTGTACTGGTCCACCAGCAGACATGGGAGCAGTTACAGGCATCATTACCTGTGCCCAGGGCAAATCGTCCTTGCCAGTGATCTCGCAATTCTTTACATGCTCACCAACAATTCTTACTTTATAGCGAAACTGACCCTTTACACTTGGGTCATTTTCACTTAAATCTTCGACTTGCCCTACCCACCAATTGAATCCATCCGATCCAATTTTGTGTTGGGGCATTAAGCGGGATAATGCCTCATCCATATCATTCAATCATCGTAAATTAAACACTCTGGTTCCGAAGGGTTAGCATCACAATACAATTCAAGTGATGTTGGATCGTGATGATCTCCTGCTTCAATCTCTTCTTTATGCTTTTCTGCGTATGCTTCTAATTCTTCTAGTTCGCCTTCAATGTGACGACGGCGTTGAGGTGAGAGTTGAGGATCCGCAAGTTCCTCCTTATCTGCTTCAATATGTTGTTCGATACTATCCATTTTTAGTTACCTCCGTATACATTATTTATCTGGTGTTCCAAATGCATCTCTAAACAATCTTAGAGTTGTAGAAAATAAGCCATTTGTACCCTGTGATGTGTCATAATCATGCGTAACTTCATTAATTAAGTATACGCCACTACTTTCCAGATCAAAAGGCTCATTATTCATATCAGCACCAGGAACTTTATTCTTCAATTTGATTTCAATTCTGTCTCCAGCACAAATTTCAGAATTCCCTGGTATTGTAACAGTACATTGTTGATTACGCAACGTGGAATATCTAGAAATACTCTGCGCCATAAAATATTTTTGCCAGTCGGCAAATGGAGCGGGGGCGGGTGATCCATCCTCAGATTCTGGTGATCCTGGTGTAGGACCAGAGAACCACGTTTCATGATCAAGTATAGTTGACATATACCTAGTTGGATAATCAGACAAGTCGATCTCAGTAGATGGGATTAAATCCAATTCACCCGAACCTAAGTGCTCCATCTTCTCATACGAGTCTTTCAATTTGTAAGTATACTCATCATACTGTCCAGTTGATGGATTCCAAAACACCATTAAGGTTGAATATTTACCACTACGAAGGTTTGTCATGATGTCAACTTCAGAAGTAAATTGAGCATCCAAAACTACTAATTGGTTATCAGACCCTTCTTTATTTGCTTCATCTTCTACATAAGGACCCCATGCTGGTCTGTCATCATCATCTAACTTACACAATGAATCTACAGAATAGAAATTGTATCCTTTATGACTCTCCCAAAAGAAGTAACCAGCAGTTCCATTGATATTATCAACAGAATTGTTACCAGAAGTACCACTAGATGCTCCCCACTTTTTTTGTTGAGGAATTGCTTTAGACGACAATGCATTTGCGATTTCAAATGGGCGTCTTCTATTTGGCAAAAGTTTTACTTCAAACTCTGACGGATCTGATAATAAAGTTTTGTCGCTATGTAAGTATTCCTTAATTAATGTCTCTTCTATAATCTTTTCTGGTTTTCCAGAAAGGGGAACAGCAACTCTTGCTGCTTCATTTACTAAAGCTTCAGCAGAAATCAAACCAAGTGTATAATGCTGTTTTCTTTCTTTTACAAATCTATTTGCTACTTTCCAAACTCTAAGATCATATGTTTTATCATCGTCATCGGTAGCATTTTTGATTACATCTGTAATAACAACTTGGACTTTTTCTCCACCCGAATACTTGATCAAATTGAATGCTCCAGCAGAATCTGTAACAACCAAAGTTCCCATTATAAATGGCGCAGTAATTTTTTCACCATAAGTGAAGCTTGCAGCAAGACCAGTGATATCATAGGTCTTACCAGTTTTATCTTCGACTATGACTCGTTTTAATTTAAACGATCTAGACTGCTGTAATTCTTCTGCCATTTACTGTAATCCTTTCAGATAGATGTTCCAAATTGCGTCCTTTTTTTGTTGATCGGTTGTGGGTACTGTATTTATTTGTTGTGTGTATATTGGAGCTGCTTGTGTTCGAGTTGGAGTTCCTTGTGCAACTGCATCCGCAACAGATTCTATGAGTGTGTTGAATGTAGATGTGCTAGTAAAATTACGTCCATATTTTTCTTCCCATTGAACCATTGCACCAAGTTCAATCAGTGCTGTTGGAGAAAGCGCACCAGCATTTACTGTAGCATTAGCCGTCGTATCGGATGGACCCAAATTTCCCAATTCAGGATTTGCTCTTTGGAATCTTGATAATGCCGCCTGAATTGGTCTAGCAAATGCAGCATCTGCAGAATCACCTTTTCTAGTTCTTGTCAAGAATCCCGTGCCACCTTGACCAACTTTAGCATCAAAGTGTAGTGGAAGTATACGAGTTCCTTTTGCTGCCTCTCCTTTAATATATGCATCATATGTTTGATATGATGAGAATGATTCTGGTTTTATCACAGAAACTCTAAAACCTTTTGCTTCTAACTTTGCTTTTAATTTTGCTGCTGCGCTATCTTGATGGTCTCTTTCTCTACCCGCAGCACCTGTTGCTTTTGATTGTTCAAATGATGTTTTGGATTCATCATCAGGAAACTTTCCAGATAAATGTGATGGTACATGATCTAGTGGAATAATAATATCATTATTGCCCTGTGGTGGTAAAGATCTTGTGGTAGTTCTATTTCTTTGACCAGTAACTTTAACATCTCCACCACCTCTAATCAAATCATTAATAACAGGCATTGGATCCATGAGTCCAGAAACATATGCTGTTCCAGGATTATATCCTGTTCCCAAATCTAAGTGAAGATGTGTTCCTGCTGGTCCTTTTGGTTCTGTGAATCCAGTATATCCAACTGCACCAATTACTGTTGCATTTCCATTTTCATCTTTACCAACCCTAGCACCTTTAGAGACATTCACACTTTGTAAGTGTCCCATCTTAACGATTTCACCAGTATCAGTTTTAATTACAACAAAGTTTCCGTATCCACTATTTTCACCTCCTGGATCGTTGGCGTCGCCAATAATTCCAACATCAATAACTTTTCCTGACGGTAAGAATGAAATTGGTGTTCCTGGTTTTCCAAATAATGGACCAGCAATATCAAGTCCAGTATGTCCACCAGGCTTGCTACCAGATCCAAGACCATCGACAACACCAAATCCTCTAGAAATGTCAGCCTGAGTAACCTTTGTTCCACCAGTAGCGGTCATCGTAGGACCTGTATATCCTCCACCACCCATGAGACTGCGTAATCCACTTGTTAAATCATTTGCTCTATCTCTAAACCAGTTTCCAATATTTCCTGGTATATTCATCAAGAAACTTGAGATTTTATTGAAAACAAATTTGAGTCCGTCAACAAAATTTTTAACACCCTGATTCTTAAAGAAATAAGTGTCTAGTCCTTCTCTTACATGATCAATAATTGTGTTTTTGTTCTTTTTATCAAACTTTAAATCTAAAGTCCACCACTCTCTCCAGAAATTCATATCGAGTGGCTTTGCACCCATATCTCTCTTAAGTTTATCATTTTCAAATTTGCTGATTCTAGAATCAAACCAACTATCTCCTTTGATTACGCCACCTTCATTGAATGCAGGAGTTTCCTGATTCATCGCTTCATTC